AAAGTAAAAGGATACGAGAATATACTTAGTGGTTTTGATCAGTTAATGGCCTTCTTCAATAATTCCAACTGGCGACGCGATCTGCCGTACGGACGTTCAGGATGGGGACCTTCCGGTCGTCGGATTAAAGGTTTTGCCAATGGAGGAATTATTAATCAGCATCAAATCATTGAAGCGGGCGAACGAAATAAACCAGAGATAATCATACCTTTGGATTCTGCTAAAAGATCTCGTGCAATGCAACTACTAGGGATTGCAATGGATAAATTAGGTGTTTCACCTGCTGGACCTACTGCTGATAGCAAATCAATTCCATCTTTAGAAACGATAGTTGCTTTGATGATTCAACAAAACAAACTACTTACAAAAATATTGGCTAAAGAATCAACTGTGAACTTGGATGGAGAAAGAATCTCTAACAATACAAATAATCAGTTAGGCAAGAAGTTTAATCAAGCTTTATATACTGGGAGTTAGGAGATGATTGATTGAACGGCTATATTATTGATTTACGTTTTCAAAAAAATAGTAAATTATTATCTTTAAAGGAAGATTTAGGTTTCGAATGTATTGGATTTGAAAGAAAGGCACCTCAACTAAATGTTAATTATCAAGAGTTTTCTGGGTCAAATGGGTCGAGAGAGGTAAACAGCTCATTCAAACCTTTTAATATTGAGGTTAAGCTATTCGTGGAGTTTAAGAATATGTATGACTATCAACTAAAAGAAACTGAACTATACGCCTTCATATCAGAAAAGGACAGCTATTTCATCTTGACGGATAGAGAGCCTGGGAAACGTTATTTAGTACATCCAAGTTCAATCGATTTAGAAGAATTTGGTCTAAGATATGCCACTTATTCGATATCGTTCACTGCTTTCAAAGGTTGTTCTGAATCCCTTACCACCACACTGTCCGAATTCAGCTTATCGAACGAGTGGCAGTTTTCTCAAAACCTTGAAGCAACGGATCATAAATATAATTTTGATATAAGTCGTTTTCAAGTGTTTAACGCAGGAGACTTTACGATTGATCCAAGGGAACATGAATTGAAGATCACTCTGCAAGGAGAGTCTCTAGGTAATGCTAGAATCTTCAATCGTACCACAGACGAAAGCTTTATTTTTTATCCCGAATTTTCAACGAACTTAGGACAGACAGTCACTATTGATCGTGTTTATCCTAAATTGAATGGGGTTCATTGCGGAATTAATACCAATCTTGAATTAATCACTCTAGCACCTGGCATCAATGAGATAGAAATACAGAATGTAGCAAACGTGAAATCCTCGTGGGATTTCCGTTACCTGTATAAGTAGGTGATAACGTGGCAAATATCATCATTCAGAATTACGAAAAGACAAAGAAGGAGATCCTTGTTGATTATAACAAGGACTCTTTTTTTGAGAATTGGCAACAGAATGAAACATGGGAAGTTAGCTTAGATGTGACTAAGACAGAATCAAATAGGTATGTGTTTGATCTTGTTGATTATGAAAATTCCGTTTTATTCAATGGGCAAGAGTTCATTATTAAGTCTATGACGACTTCTGGCGAAGGGGCACAAGTAACTAAGAGTATTACCGCCACACATATTTACTACACGATTCAGGATGGAAGGCAATACAATACGTTAACGGGAACCCGCTCTATCAGTCAACTTCTCTCTCATATCTTCAGCGCAGGAAATCGGGGATTCACTTGGGAAGTCGTAGACCCAAATAAAAAGTTTCTTGCGGTTGAACAAGAAAACTTCGGTAATGCGAATTACTTGAAGCTGATTGAAGAAATACTAAGTGATTATGATGCGGTAGTAATCCCTGATAATAAACATCTAACATTTTATCCACGCTCAGAGTTCGGCGATAAGGTTCAAGAACAGATTCGATACAAATACAACACGGATTCAGTGAAGTTCGACATAGACACCTATTCTTTGAAAACGCAGATTAAAGGCTTTGGTAAGAAAAAGGAAGATGATACGTATTACTTTTCTCCAATCACTTACACCTCTCCTGAATCATCGAGATGGGGAATAAGAATACAAGATCCTGTGGAAGATGAGCGCTATACGGTTGCTGGGAACATGATGGAACGACTAAAAAAAGATTTACAAGATTATCCTTCAATCAGCGGCTCAGTAACCTTAAAATGGCGAATTACTCCACAAAAAGGAGACTATGTTCCTTTTATTTACGAACCATTAAATATCAAAACTTATATTCAAATAGTGGGAATTAAGACGTATCCTGCATTGCCTAATAAACCGCCTGAAATCACATTATCAAATACAAAAAAAACAATGACATCAATACTAGCGAACTTAGCTAGGAAAGGAGTGATTTAGTGGAACTACTAAAACTCATTAAAAATAGGATCTCGACAGAATGGAAAAAAACGTTTAATGATAATGTAGATATTTTGAACGGCATTACACGTGACCAGAATCAGAAAATTGACATCGTTGACAAGAGAATTGACAATTTAGTCCTGCATTCGGGCGGTGATTCGCCAAATGAGGTAGTGGACGCACGGGTAAATAACCGAGCACAACAATTCGATACACTTCAGGGAAGACTACTCGCTGGGGAGTTCACGCATGATGAAGACATGGCGGAAATACGATCAGAATTGGAAAATCAGAATGTAAGTATCTCAGAAATAAATAAAAAGCTTGATAAAATACTCGGCGAATATGGAGGTACACTTACTATCTATGTTTCAACGGAGCGAGGCAACAATAGTACAGCGGATGGGTCGCAAGCGTTACCGTTTAAGACACTCCAAGCCGCCGTGAACACGATTCCACTACTCACATCAAGTCAAGTCGTTATCCTCGTTGAAGATGGAACCTATTTAGAAGATGTTCGCTTTAGAAACATCTATTCTGGTGGTATTTATATTCGATCGGTCCAAGATACGACGAATCTTGATCCGTCAACAACTGATTGTCCAGTTAAAGTTCGGTCAATGTCGTTTATGTATTGCACTGGGTACCTTCAATTACGAGGGATCCAATTTATAGATCAAGGAAATGCACCGTCTATAGGTAATATGAGGTATTCGCTGTATCAAGAACAAGGCGGATACATGAGTTTGGCAAAATGTAAGTTTGCAGAGAATACAAAGTCAATTGCCAATCACAAATCTATTTATGTTGGAGGAAGTTCGAAAGCCACTATTGGGTCAGATACAACTTTCATTAATCAATTGATGTGCTTGTACGCAGTAGGGATGGCTGAGGTAAATGTATCTGGTATTAAAGGGTCTTCAAATAGCGAACTGTTAGTGGTTTGGAACGGCACCGGAAGAATCCCAAGTGATTTAAATATCGCTACAACAAATACTAGAACAATTGAAAGAGGATTGATTTTAACAAAGGGGTCGGTGATCTAATTGTTCAAAACAAGTGAAGAAATAATTGTGATCCAAGCCGAGGCAACCACTGCTATACCTACTGGAGTGGTTTTTTGGTCCCATGACAAAGGGACTGCTAAACTGATCATTCAGTTGAAAAAAGATCATATAAATCAGACCTTACCTCAAGGAACAATCGTTCCGATCCTTTTAGAGTTCAATTCAGACACAGCGGCTAAGGGAAAAGGACGTCATATTTACCATGCGGTAATTGAGAATGCTTTAGAAGGAATAGTCTCTATTGTTTTAGAAGACAATATTTTGGGGTACGTTGGCCGTGTAGATGGTTCGGTTTATATTGAATTACCTGATTCACGATCACTTGATACTGCCGGGCGGTTTACTTTTGACATTAAACGAAGCCCTATCGATGAGGATGTTCCTGAATTGGAAGATTATTATTGGCAAGGCTTCAACGAGATTATACAAGAATCAAAACGTTTAATCGATCAAGTAGAGAGTAACTGCAAAACTGTTCTAAATGATCTGTCTTCAAAAGTCACTTCCTTGGAAAATCAGACATCAGATATAAAAAGCAAACAAGCAGAGATACTGAAATCTATAGAAGAGCATGACGTTTTTACCAAGGAAGAAAGTTCCGCAAACGTGATCTATCAGATAATTGGAAAAGAAAATTTTGAGATGACCTTTACGATGGACTTTAAAGAGAAAGTTAAAGGTTCAGTTAATGAGAATCCAAATACCTTATTCGGATTAGGAACAACTACTTTACCACGACCAGCTGAAATGACAACTGAAGTTGTCCAGGAACGTTATACAGCTATTAGCGAAATGGACGGGAATACTGTTAATAGTACAATTACAGACAATGCCTATTTTCCAAAGTTCGGAGCAAAGTGGAACCTCGTTGAACATGTAAAAAAAGTACTTGGAGAAGAGTACTTTTTAACACTAGGAGCCGCTACATTGGCACAACAAGTGGCCTTACTGAGAACCAAGATAACTAGCCTGTCGGGTAATTCATATGGATATGGTCATTCGCCAAGCGGATATAAAATATCCATGGGAAGCTGGTTGCGAACAACAAATACGTGGGAATCAGTAGTTAGCCATGCTAGTGACACTATATCAAAGCTCACTATTGATATTGATAAGCCCTTGATTTCAAACTACATCGACGATAATGGGTTCTTTTATACGTTAGTCTATTCCGATCCGTCAGATGGAAAAACAGCAACAAAAGTTGTAACAGACTACACGAACGTCGTTTTCACTATGGAAATATCGGCTAATGAGTATA